TGTCTTTTAATATCCTAGCGGCTGATCTTTTACTTTCGCATTCTGCACAATCACAAGAATTTGGGTAGCCACAAGAACTAAATATCACTATAACTCCTCGAATTTAGTATCAGCAGGAAGTTCACTTAAAAATTCTTCAGAAACCCAAAATAAATCTGGTTCAAAGTTCCAAATCAATTTTTTGGAATTAGGAACATCTCTACCATCTCTTTCGTCAACCCAGATAATACCTTTTTGCTCTAATGCTGATAATATACCTGAAATTTGTTTGGGAGCAAATTCTTCTTCAAACATATCTCTTATATCTTGTATTGTTTGACAACTATAATTATCCTCTAATAATTCACCTGCTGTTTCTGCGGCACAATCATTAGATTTTAGGAATTTTTTTATGAAGATTGTTTCTTTTTCTGTAAGATTTTGGATAGTCATTGTATGTCCTTTTATCTTTTGTTATATAATTATACTATATAAAAGATAAAAGGATACTTAAATTTATTTATTTTATGAGTATATAAATGAGAGATTTTGTTCTGTTATTTCCGAAGATTTTGGCAAAATCAAATTTATATTAAAAATAAGGTTGCCACTTTTTAGGCCTTTGTTTTTAACTCTTAATTTTTGGCAAGGCTTCGTATCTTTTGGTATTTTTAGGGAGATTTTTTCACCATAAAAATCTATTTCTTTTGTCGTGCCTAATATAATTTCTTTAAGGTTTACTGCAATATTAGTATGAACATCATTACCTATAATTTCATAATTACTATCACCATTAATCAATAATTTTAGAATAAGGTCTCCTGTCTGTCCTTTATAAGAATTTCCTTTCCCTTTTACTCTTATTTTGGCACCATTTGATATCCTCCCTTTAGGTATTTTTACTTTTGAACCCAAAACATTAATAGTTCCACCATTAATAGCTATATTTAGAGGTATGTTCATAGAAGCATATTCATCGAGGTCCATACCAAAAGGAGAGGAACCGAAGCTCCCCATTCCTCCAAACATTTGAGAAAAGAAATTATTTATGTCCTGTTCAGAATGTGGTTGAGAATACTGATGAAATCCACCTTGACCAAATACAGCATCACCCACTCTGTCGTATTGTGCTCTTTTTTCTTTATCAGAAAGTACCTCATGAGCTGCATTGATTTCTTTAAATTTTTCCTCGCACTCAGGAGTTTTACACTTATCAGGATGATACTGTTTGGCTAACTTTCTATATGCTTTCTTTATCTCTTGTTCAGTAGCATTTTCTGATACATCTAAAGTTTTATATAATTCTTTCATAATTCACCTACCAATCCCAAGCACCATCTTCTTTTGGGTTATGTTGAGGATGTGATTTTTGGGATTTGACACCTTCTTTGAATTTTAACTTAGATAAAATATCTTTAATTTTTTCCTTAAATCTTTTAGCAAATCTCACAATCATCTCCTTAACTCGCAACAGAAACCATTGCAGGTCTTAAAATTTTATCATGAATTTTATAACCTTTTCTGTGAACTTCTACAATTTCACCAGCATCTTTATCAGACTCAACAGTTTGAATTGCTTGATGGTCATTTGGATCAAAAATGTCATATAGTGTTTCTGTAATATTATACTTCTTAAAGACATTTTCTAATTTTTTAATTGTATTAGAAATACCTTCTTTCTCTTTTTCATCTTTAATAGCTGTTTCTGCTAAGTAAAGAGTATCTAAAACTTCAAGTAAATCTAATGAAAATTTTTCATGTGAATGTTTGATAGCTTGTAATTTTTCTTTTTCTATTCTTTTCTTTACATTCTGAAATTCAGCATGAGTTCTTAAATTTTCATCTTCTAACTCTTTAACTTTATCTTTAAGTTTTGTAATTTTATCAGGAGCACATTGTTGCTCTTTTTCTTCCACTTCAGCCGTATCTAATTTTTCATTTTCAGTTAAATCTTCGTGAATTTTTGTAGCCATTTCTAACTCCTTATTGTCTTATTGTGAGCAAGAGAAAATTCTCTCTCACTCAATTTCAGCATCGATTACATCTGAATCATCTGCTTGTGATGATTCATTAGATTGTGCTTGAGCTTGTTTTTGCATTACTTCCATAAGCACTTTTTCAAGACTCTCTTTTTCTGCTTCTAAATCAGCTTTTGTTGAAAGTTCATTTTTAACTTTTTCTTCTGCTTGTGAAATAGCAGATGTTAAACTTTCATCTTTTGCTTCTTCATTAGTTTTCTTAGCTTGTGCTACAACTACATCTAATTGATTTCTAGCTTCAATTGCTTCTAGTTTATCTTTTTTCTCAGCATTTGCTTTTTCTGCTTCTGCTACCATTTTAGCAATTTCATCTTCAGATAAACCTGTGCTTCCTGTAATAGTTACACTATTTTCTTTACCTGTTGCTTTATCTTTTGCCGAAACATTTAATACACCATTAGCATCAACATCTAATGTAATCTCAATTTGAGGTACGCCTCTTGGAGCAGGCGCAATTCCACCAAGTTCAAAGTTTCCAAGAACTTTGTTGTCTTCAAATAATTTTGCTTCACCTTGAGCCACTCGAACTGTAACAGCCGGTTGGTTATCTTCAGCAGTACTAAAGATTTGAGATTTTTTAACTGGAATTGTTGTACCTTTCTCAATAAGAGTAGTCATAATTCCGCCCATTGTTTCAATACCTAATGAAAGTGGAGTAACATCTAAAAGAAGAACATCTTTAACATCTCCTCTTAAAACACCACCTTGAATAGCAGCACCAGCAGCAACAACTTCATCAGGGTTTACTGATTTGTTAAGAGTTTTACCACTAAAGTATTTCTCTACTTTTTCTTGCACTAAAGGAATTCTTGTTGAACCACCAACCATAATAATTTCATTAATATCAGATGGTGTCATATCAGCATCTTTTAGTGCTGTTGTAATATGTTCAACTGTTTCATCTACTAAATCACCAATCAATCCCTCGAATTTTGCTCTTGTAAGTTTTGTTACAAGGTGTTGAGGACCAGCATCCGTCATTGTGATAAATGGTAAGTTAATTTCAGTTTCCATTGTGCTTGATAATTCTTTCTTAGCATTTTCTGCTGCATCGAATAATCTTTGCATCGCCATTTTATCGTTTCTTAAATCGATACCTTGAGCAGATTTGAAATCATCAGCTAAGAAATTAACAATTCTGTTATCGGCGTCTTTCGGTTTTGTTATCGTAATGGCTCTTTATCCACTACCTCTAATAGTTTCCTATTAGCCCAGACTATATCTTCAATTCTTAAATTTTATTGTTTAAATTTACAGTTATCAAAATGCCATCTTTTCATATTAGATGGGCTTCCTTTTTTATTGCAATGTGGACATATAATATCTTTGGGTTTATTATTAATTTTATATTTCCTTCCCTTCATAACACCAACTAATTCTCCTGATAAATATCTAGGATCATCTTTTGAAACAGAGAATGTATTACCATCTTTGTCTTTTACTGTTACTCTGCCTGTTAAAATATGTTCGTGAATATTAGGGTCGAATTCTGAATTTTTTATATATAGTATATCATTGGTTCCCTTTACTCTTACGGTTTTGTGTCCCTTTGACACTCCATAATATTCATCCGATTTTTCAAATTCATCCATTAATATAGAACAAACATTGCCATTTTTGTCGATGCATTGTACAATTCCTTTGGTTGTACCAGTATAATCACCATTATCAAAAACATCTTTATCTATCTTAACAAAATTACCATTTTTGTCTTTGGCCACTACTTTATCTTTTGCATATTCAGATAGTGCTTTTAAACCTTCTTCTGAGTGTGTTATAACGCCATATCCTCCCTCTGTTATGTTATAAACATCTTTGTTTTCTATAAAAGAGGTGGTTACAATTTCAGATTCCAGTTTATATGCATCTTCTCTTGAATCCACAAAAGATATAATTTCTCTTTTGAAATTTTCCTTTCCATATTTTCGTATGGCCAAAAGTAATCTTTTGCCTGAACCCAAATATCCATCATCCAAATTATCAGTTGAATGAACACCAACATAAATTTTTTTATTTATTAAGTTTGTAGTTTTATATACAAAATTGTATTTTTTCATAGTAGTACCTCATAATTATTAAGTTATAATAACTGAGCTAGTTTAAGTTTATGAGGACTCAAACGGAATGGCCGTTCCATCATTCAGTTATTACATACTTATTTATATAAGATAAAACTTTTCCTACAAACTTTCTGTAAATTTAACAATAAAATTTTAAAGAACTGCTCCGCACTCGTGGGTTTTTACCTTCCTCAACCTTACTTGTTAGGAATCCATAACCTAGTCGTTGAACCTTGAACTTGTTTCCAAGTCCCTTGGCTGCTGATTTTCCAATCCTCTGAATTTTCAAACCATTATCCCTATCCTCGCGGATTTGATTGTGGTTTCAGAGGCTCTAAGGACGTCCCAGCAATTCACGGAGTTTTTTAAACTGGAGGCTTGTTATGCTGCTAGAGCAAGTTCACCACCAAGAAAAGCATTACCATCAGTTGAAAGAACTTCAAAAGTACCATCACCAATTTCTAAAACAGAAACATCAAATGTGCCGCCACCAAAATCGTAAACAAGGATATTTTCTTCACCTTTTTTATCTAAACCATAAGCAAGTGATGCTGATGTTGGCTCATTGATAATTCTAAGAACATTTAATCCTGCAATTGTACCGGCTTCTTGTGTAGCTTTTCTTTGACTATCATTAAAATATGCAGGAACTGTAATTACTGCATCTGTTACTTTTTCACCAAGGTATGCTTCTGCGTCTTCTTTTAGTTTTGATAAGATTTTTGCTGAAATTTCTTGAGGTGTGTAAACTTTACCGTCAATATCGATTGCTGCAAGTCCATTTTTATCTACGATTTTATACTGAACTTTCTCTTGAGCTTCTTTGCATCTAGGCTCTGAAAATTTCATACCCATAATTCTTTTAACAGCCTCAACAGTTCTTGCTGGATTTGTTACCGCTTGTCTTTTAGCTGGTTCTCCAACCAAAACATCGCCTTTGTCTGTGAAACCCACAATACTAGGTGTTGTATTTTTACCTTCTGTGTTAGGGATGATTTTTGCTTCCCCTGCCTCAAATACAGCTACTGCGCTGTTTGTGGTACCAAGATCAATTCCGATTACTTTTGCCATTTTTAATTCTCCTTAATTTAAGTAAGTTTTTTATTTTTATTTTGGTTCTCATTGAGATACTATTTTACTATTTTTTTCTATTTTGAAAACTTTTTTTGTTTCTTCTTTTTCTTTTTGTTCTAATTCTAAATGAAGAATGCCATCAGAAATCTCTGCTTTAATATCCTTTACATTATCAGATACTGTAAATTTCCTCACAAAACTTCTTTTTGCTATATTTTTTGTGTGATAATTTCTTTCTTCTTTTTCTTCTTTCTCTTCTTTTGAGCCTCGTATAATTAATACATCATTCTCCAATGATATTTCTATATCATTTTCTGAAAATCCTGTTACGGCTACCTCGATATGGGTAACACCATTTTCTGTGTAAATATCGGTCGCTGGATATTTGCTAATACTTGAATCATTAAAAGAAGATTCAAATAATTCGTCAAACAATCTATCTATATTTGCTCCAACTGGATACAAATTTGGTCTATTACTATATTTTGTTAAAAACATAATATTCCTCCTTTATCAAAGTAAGTTATATTTAGTTTAATGACATTTCGGTCAAATTTCTTCGACCTTGTTTTAAGTTATTTCTTATCTTTCTCTCTTATAATTATTTATAAAATTATATCAAATTTTTACTTAAAATAATGAAATTTTTTATAAAATTTGATATAATGTTACAAAAAGTAACACTATATTTTTAGGATATCCCTTGCTCTCATGATACATTTACCAAGGAGATTTTCGCCTTGCCATAAGTTCTCATATAGAACTCTGTCATCATCCCAATGTAAACCAATACCCCAAATTTTATCATAAGGTGATGCCTCGACTATAATTTTGTCTTTATGTTTATCCCATTCTGATTCAGAAAAATTTTTAACCATTCTACCCAAAGTCTTAACCATTCTTGGATTGTCAGTTTTCGACATTTTATCAAAAACTTCAGTGTCATTGAATAATTTTGCCTTTGCCATCATCATATATTTTTCTGCATTAGGATAGACAATACCATTTTCTATGAATTGTCCTCCTTGATTATTATATGTGGTGTACCATTGCGAATAAATGCTATTCCAAAAGAAAACATGTATATCTGTTATTCTTCCTGGTTTTTGTCTTTCAGTCATTCTAATCAACCCATGCCATTGTTTTCAAATGTTCTATATTTTCTTTTGCTTCTAACAATTTCCATCACCATCAGCAATTAAAATCAGTTTTGCATCGGGTAACTTTAAATATTTTTCTAATGCCGTAACTGACTTGGCATCAAAACTAGAATTATCATTATCACAATAAATTGACCCGCCTGTATTTAAAAACGGTTTTGTTTTAGTCCTTAGGTCTTTTGATATTGTTTTTATTTTCTTGGCTATATCAAAATCCAAATATTCTATATCCTTAATATCTGGTTTTAAATACATTGTTATCCTATACCAAATTTCCCGCTCATCGTAATAAGAATTTAATGCTTCAATCATCTCGTCAACAGTCATATCTTTTGAATACCACTCTTCCCAGTCTTTATAACTCAAAGTAAAATCTATACTTTTCTCATATAAATCTCTGATGTTTTTTTCCGTGGCTTTAACACTATCTTCAACCATAATACCACTATCTATAATTTTTTTACAATCTTCTTCAGTATTTTTTTCTTTTTTCTTAAACTATATTCAACACATACACTTGCGTTATAACTTCCACAATCACCCATTTTAAACTCCTTTTAATAATTTTTCGAATTTTATCATAACTTCATGATAACAATAATTAACATTACTTAAAGCTATTTCAGCTAGCTCTTTTTCTGTTTTATTTTGTTTTTCTTTTATTTTCATATCTCTTAAAAATTTAATTTCTTTGTCATACATTTCTTTAAATCTTAAAGCATACTGTTTTAAATCACCTTGCCATTCATCAGTTTCAAAATAAGTTTTATAATAATCATTTATTATTTCTTCAGCTGTTTTCATAACTATCCTTGGTAATTTATTTTTTTCATCTCTTTTATAATAGCATTAAATAATTCAATTTCATTTCATTTCTTGAAGTAATGAACATCATTGAATTGTCTCTAAATTGGGGCCATAAATTCATTATATAATTTTTATCATTATATCTTGGTAGCATTAATTCAACAAATTTGTCTGCATTTATTTGATTACTACAATATTTAACCATTTTATTTAATTCTTGAAATTCCATCTTTCTCTCCTTTTTTGTTAATATAATTATAACAAATTAATATTAAACTAAGTTTAAAAACGGACTAAATTAAAATATTTCTTGCTCTCATTATACATTCTTCAAGCAAATTCTGACCTTTCCATTTATTTTCTCAATCAACCCATGCCATTGTTTTCAAATGTTCTACATTTTCTTTTGCTTTTTCTAAAGACGGCATATCAGTTATAGTTTGATATACACAATCTGAATTTGAATATCTCATAACTTGAAATCTACCATCTGTTAATTCTTTAATAATATACTTATCATTTTCATTTAGTATTGTCATTATTTTTCCTCTAAATTACCATTCATTATTATTTAATTCTTTTTGAAAATAAATAAAATCTTTAAGGATATTAATCTTTCTTTCAATTCTATCCATTTCTAGTTCTTTATTTGTACTAATTAGTTTTATTGTTAACTCACCAATTATTTTGTTTGCTCTTTTAATTGTCATTCTTTTCCCTTTGTTTAATATAAGCTAATTATATCATGAAATTACTTAATTTTTGCTTTTCCTGAAACGTTACTACTATAATCAAGGTATTATAAATAATATAAAAAAGGAAAATCATGAGATATAGTATATATAAAATCACTAACTTAATTAATAATAAATTTTATATAGGTGTAACAAAAAAGAAGCTTGAAAAAAGGTTTAGTGAACACTCTAAAGCTGATTCTCACTTGGGTAGAGCGATTAGAAAATATGGAAAAGAAAATTTTGAAATGATTTTAATTAAGCTCTGTAAATCAGAATATGAAATGTATATGATTGAAAAGAAATGGGTCAATGAAAAATTTGTTCTTCGCCCAGACACATATAATCATATGGAAGGTGGTCATGGAGGAAATACAATAAAATATTATTGTGAAGAAAGGATGAAAATTCATAAAGAAATTAAGTCTAAAGCAGTTTCAAAAATATGGTCTGAAATGTCTGAAGAGGAAAAATTCATCAGAAACTCTAAAGGTCAGAAAAATACCAATCAAAAAATTAAAGGTAGTAAAATATCTAGTGCTCGGAAAAAAATATTCTTAAATGAAACGGAAGAAGAAAAAAATATAAGAATTAATAAAGCAAAAGAAGGAGCAAAAAAGGTTAAAAAGAAAAAATGTGAATTTTGTGGAGCTAAATTCAGACCTGGAAATTTTGTTAAACATGTAGATGCTTGTTATGATAATCCCAATTCTCACAGATTTGGAAAGAGACCCAAAAAGAAAATAGTTAAAAAATATAAGTTGACATCACCAGACGGTGTAATTTATTTTAGAGAGGGTAATATCCGAAAAATATCTGAAGAATTTGGTTTATCTAGTTATTTGCTTTTGAAAAATGAAGGCAATATTGTTAAGATTAATGCTCAGGCTACTAATGCTTCATCACTTACATTGGGTTGGAGACTAGATAAAATTTAATCTCCACCTTTATTATAGGAAATATATCAAGATTCAAGAATATTTTTCTTTAATCTCTTAGATATTTCTTTTTTAATTTGTTTTGCTAATTTTTTTATATTTTTATCTCTTTGTCTTTTGGTTTCTTTATTTTCGCCTATATATCTTTTATTCGCTAAATAATCGTGTGCCTTTATATTTTTACCATTTACAAGAACATGAGTTGCCATCCCTCTTTCGCAAAGTTCTTCGGCATCCATCCAATAATCTTGACCAATAAGCATATTGTCATATTCTTTTTTGGATAAAAAACCAGTATCTAATAATATTTCCTTGAAAAATTTTCTAATGAATTTTTGTGAATGTTCATTATAAGCTTGTATTTCACCTGCTTTTCCGCCTAATCCTGATGAATAATCATGTGCCATCAAATCTGCTCTCTCAGTAACAACTCGCATATCACCCATACAAAAAGTAAGTGCGCCCATTGAATATCCTTTATTATCAAGGATAGTTGTGCATCTTCCATTAAATTTGTTCTTGATTATTGAATAAAACTGTGCGCCTTCGTTGACCATGCCTCCATTTGAGTTGATCCTTAATTCAAGTCTATCATTTTTTCCTACGTCCCATAGCTCATTATAGATAAAATGAAGACCTTTTTCGGATTCCATAAAATCATTTACAAAAAATCTATATTGCACATATCCAGGTATTTTTCTAAATAAACCATTTTTTGTTTCTTTTTCAAAACCTTGAATTTTCTTTTTAAACAAAGTATGTTCTGTTGATTGAAAGTTAATTTGTTTGTCACCTTGCTTTTTTTCATTTTCCATTTTTATTCCTTATAAATTTCGTGTAGTTTTTGTTCTTATAAATAATTATATCGTCAAACAAGTAAAAATTATTAAAATGTATTTACTTATATAACA